CTATCCCCTGTGTGCCTTGGCAGTCTCAGCCTCTCTATGGGCAGTCGGTGATGGGTCGCCCTCTTCGCCTACGTCGACCTCCCAACGGTCGATCTCATCGCCGTACACGTAACGCGCCGACAGCTCGGCCAAGTTGGCGGCAGAGCCGGCAGTGGTGACGTACAGCGAGCCGCCCTCGAACTCCTTGGTGTCCATGGTGTTGCGCGAGTCCCGCGAGCGGCTCGCCGCCACACGCTCGCGCAGCACCGGGGTGGCCTTGATGGTCTTGCCGATCCGCGAAGACACCCGCTTTGCCAAGCCTAGGCTGGGCAGCAGCGTGAGAATGTTCGACGGCACCATGTGGATCAGCGCACCGATCCAGTTCAAGGCGATCTGGGTTTTCATCAGCTGCGAGGCGACCATGGTCACTACGCGCTTGCAGGGGTGAGCCGGTGACAGGCACCGCATCGGCTCGCGTGCGTAGGGCGTTCGCACGGTGCGATACTTCCCTGGCTCGGCGGCGCCGGTATCACGCGGGATGCGCATGTACTCGTCGGCCCACTCGTCCACCCACAGGCTAGGGTCTGGACGCAGCCCACGGAAATACGCCTCACGGTACACCTCAGCGCCGTCAGGTTTTTCCGTTTGCATGGGTTAACTCGTAGTGATCAGATCGCGTTCAAGGTCGGCCGAAGACATGCGCTCGGCCTCTTCCAGAGACAGCCGTAGCGCCTTGGTCAGGTGCTGCTCAATTTCCCAAGGGTCTGTCATCGCCGCCAGTTCAGGGGCTAGTTGCGGGGGCATGCTGAGTAGTTGATCGCGCAGCATGCGTCCGGCGTTGTAGGCACCGGTGGTGACCGCCTTCATGTCCACTAGCGAGCCCTGCACCTTGTGAAACTCGGCCTCGGCCAACTGGGCCAGGTAGTACTCGCGGTGTGCACGAGCTTTCTGGAAGTCAGGTTGCCCGCTCTTCGCGCCAGCAGGCTGCGGCGGCGCAGCCGTGTTAGTCGGCTCGACCATGGGGGACAGTTGGCTGTAAACGTCACGCTGGAGCCGGTCTTGCTGGTGTCGAGCCGCGACGGCGGCCTTGCTGGGGTCGGCGGTTTCGAGGATCAATGCTTCGGTTGCCAGCACGTCGACCTTCTTGCCATCTGGCGAGAGCACCAGGCGGTTGTTGTCTTTCAGCCAGGTGATGTAGCTCGGCGTCCTGCCAATGCGAACCGCGAAAGCGCTTTTCGACAGGAACAGTGGATCCGTCATAAGCCCTCCTTTTCAACGGCTTTTCAATGGAAACCTTTCAATTTCAATGGATTGAATTTCAGTAAGCTGGCAGCCCTGCCGCTAACGCTTTCCCGCGGGTTTCATGCCCCGTGTCCCTCGAATGCCGCCAGGGTCCCCGGCGACTTTTCGGCGCACTATTTTGACGCTTCCCGCTACAGGCCACGTGTTCCGTGGCCTCCAGCACATCATGTCTGACCGCTGCCCGAGGGCGGCACATCGCACACGCCCAACCGCTTGGCGGCCCAGCGTTCATACAGCCCGATGGCGACATCGGCGCCGGCCATCGCGGTGAGGCATCCGATGCTCCCTGCCGCCAGGACCGACATGCCCGAAGCGTGCAGCAACATCATGGTGGAAAGCCCGCAGACCACGCAGGCCCCGGACCGAAGGAGCAAGCGGCGAATCAAAGACCAGCCGCTTACCCCCGCTTTGTCGGCTCGCCATGCCTCGCCGGATATGCCGCCGACCAGGGACAGTACGATCACCATCCAGATCGGCATATCAATAAGCGCTTGCTGCTCGTTCGTCATCGCCCTACCCCATAAACGCAAAAACCCGGCGCAATGGCCGGGTTCAGTGTGGTGGTGTGTCCCGCTGCTTGCGGTCGCACCTATCGAAGATGGGTACTTTTTACAGGTGGATTATCATGGCAGCAAGCAGGTTTTAATGCCATGGAGCAATACGGGTGCCATACGGGTATGACGCAGGTGCAACGGAGGGACAACGCATTCAATCGGCTATCGCTTCTGGTGCCCTGTCTTACTTGTCCCACTATTCTGGATCGAAGTAGGACAGCTACAGGCGCCTAAATACGGGGCTCTGCCCTACTGTCCTACCTTTTTTACTTTTCTCTTGTGTATAGAGAGAAAGTTAAAAGCACGCGTGCGCGCCATGGGCGCGACTACGTGCCTGCTATGCTCATGTGTGCGTGGGGCGGGTAAAGGTTGGACAGTAGGACAGCCCAGCGACGGCGCGGCCTGCGCCTGTCCAACTGCGCGTAATGGCAGCCGGACAAGGCGGGACAGTAGGACAGAGGTATGCGGAGTGACGCCGAGGATCATGCAGCCTTCCCCATCAGCATGCCGGCGATGGATACATGGGCATCGTGTAGTCGACGGTAATAGGTCGGCGCGCTGCAACCGCAATGAAGCATTTTCTGTGAGAGGAAGCTCTCGTGATTGCAGTAGTGCTCCATCACCACTAGGGCTAGCTCGGGCGCCAAGTGCTTGTTGACGATCAGCTCGATATCCGCCGATTCATCCAGCAGCACCCGGCTTCCACGCGTGCCGCGTATCAACTCACCTTTGCACTCCATCAGCATAGCGATCATGTTGCCGCCACTCGGCCCGCCAGCACCGTCCGGCACAGGCGAATGCAGATCCTGCGCCCAGAGTTTGAGCATCTCGTCGATTCGCTTAATCATCGAAGCAAGGCTCCTCGATCACCGCCTGCTGCAACGCAGACGCACGCCCCCAGCCCGCAGGCTTTCATAGGCCCATGGGCGCACTCCGCTTTTTGGCAGCGCGGGCATACGCCGCTTGCGCCATCCCAACCGGTGCATGATCGCCCCAACCCGCATCTGCTCGGGCTTGCCCCAATGTCCGAAGTCCAGCTTCAGCGCCTGGGTCAGGATCTCGTTGCCGGTAGCGGTCTCCCCGATCTGCGACTCTTCCATCCAGGCCAGGATTGGCCCCTCCCATTCATCCACCACAAAGCGCTCGTCTTGAGCCTCGGCGAACATCTTGGATTCGTCCTTATTCACCCACCAGATATCGCCCGCTTCAAAGCAGAACAGCGCCTCAGCCCATAGCTGATCGCGGATCTCGCGCAGTTGCTCCAAGTCGACCTTGTTGCAGAACACCGGCCAGTAACGACGGTTGCCCGTTGCGTCCTTGAGGTATTCCTCTTGGTTGGTGGTGCCCACGAAAACACACTGGCGTGGCACGTCATTCGTTCTGCGGCCGTAGCTCTCGCGGTAGGTGTCGGTAGACGCGGAGAAGAACTGTTTAGCCTTGGTGCTTTCCGCCTTGTTGAAGCTGTCCAGCTCGCCCAGCTCGACGATCCATTTGCCGCGAATCGCCTGGAAGCTGTCCTTGTCACCGAGGGCAAAAGGCGTATCCATGAACCACTCGCCACCGAGGACGCCCATGGCCGTGGACTTGCCGGCGCCCTGCCCGCCTTCGAGGATCATCACAGAGTCGGCCTTGCAGCCTGGGCGCATCACACGGGCAACCGCCGAGATGAGCCAGCGCTTACCGACCTTGGCCGAGTACTCACTGGCCTGGACGCCCAGCACGTCGGTCAGCCAGGTTTCAATGCGTGGCACGCGATCCCATTCCAGCTTCTCCAGGTACTCACGCACCGGGTGGAAGGCGTGGTCGTGGGCAACCACGCTGACCGCCTCGATCACATGGGAGGCTTTGACCCGCAGGTTGTATTGCTGCGCGAGCCACTTCATCACTCGCATGTCGTCGATGTCTGCCCAGTCACCAGCACCGCCGCCGAAGGGCGCAGACCGCAGCTTAACGATCTTGGAGCTGAACACGCTGTAGCCGATGACACCGGCCCAGCGTTCGTCATTGCCCAGGATCAGCTCGACGTTTTGCATGTGCGCAATGAGGGAGCCGTTTTCGGTGCGGGCCAGTTGGTCTTTCCAACCACCTGCTGCAGGAGGCTTGACCACCGCGAGCACCTGGCGGCGTACGGCCTCCAACCCCTCGGCAACGTGCAGGTCGTTGAAGTCGGTCCACTTGATCTCCCGCCCGCCGGAGAACACCGGGGCGACGACTTGACCGCCGACAACCAACGCGGCGTTGTTGGCTTTCTCTTCGCCTGGGTTCCAAGGGTCACCGTTGGGGCGCTTGGTTTTCCAGTCGTCATCGCGACAGATGATCAGCGGGCAGCCGGGAAAACGCTCGCGCATTGCCTTGGAGACAGGCAGCAGGTTGCCCGCGTCGAACGCGATGGCGACAGTGAGCGAAGTCGCCATGTGCAGGCTTGCGCCTGTGGCGTAGCCCTCACACACCAGCACCGGTTCGCCGGGCTCGGGGTGGGGACCGATCAGGTGGAAAGCCCCCTCTTTTGACATACCGTGCGGCCAGTATTGTTTATCCCGACCGGTGTCTTCTTGCTTGACCGGGAAGATCACCTGCAGACCGACGATCTGGTCACGGACGTTGCACATGGGCACCAAAAATGCGCCAGTACGTGGCGCATAGCGAACCTTGAAGCCAACGATCTGCTTTCGATACAGATAGGCGCTCTTGCCCTTTTCGGGCATGCGCTTGAACAGGCCGGCAGCACGGTTGGCCGCTCGGCGTGATGCGTTGGCTGCAATCTCAGCGGCCTTACGCTTCGCATCTTCCTGCCGAGCGCGCATGACTTCGCGCTCCTCGGGGCTCATACGTCCGGGTTTAACCTTGATCTTCTGGGTATCGCCAGAACGCCAGTCACCGAAACTACCGAAGATCAGCGTCTCGTTTTTTCGGTACGGTGTTCGTGGATGACGTACCAGCCGTTTTTTTCCTTGCCTTTGTCCTGGGTGGTTTTGCAGCGGGTGAGCTTGCCGAATACCAAGGGCTGAGCGGGCTCAAGACCATAGTCCGCGAACTGATTGATCACATCATCGAGCATAACGGGTAGCCCTCTGATCATCGACGGTCTTGCACTCAATGCAGAGCGTGCAACCGGGCTGTGCCAAACGACGGGCCTCTGGGATAGGGCCGTCGCATTCTTCACAGAACATCAGGGAATGCTGAGCCGTGTTGGACATCAGCGCCAAGCGTGCAGCGACGGCCTGATCGATGCGCTCTTGCACCAGGTCATTTGCGAAATCAGCGATATCAGCCACGTTCCACCCCGCAAGTCGTCTGATTGACGTAGCGGGCGCGGTTGTACATGCCCAGCAACCCCTGAATGCCACGAAACACCAACTGTCGTATCTCAGCCAGCTCACGGTCATCGACCTTGCCGTCGCCAATGTGCTTGGCCCAGGTTTCGGACAAGTCGGCGACCTGCCGGAAAAACATGGCGATACCCGTGGTCAGGGTCTCAGGCATGTCGTTGGTGTACGCCTCAGCCAGTTCCTGCCAGATCGTGTCGCCGACAAGGGCGTGCACCGCATCGAGAATGCGGCGGTCCTTGGTCAGTTCGAGGATCTCACCGAACTCCTGAATGTTGACGGTGTGCGAGGGATGTGTGGGAGACAACTTGTGCTGCAGCGTGGTGGCATTGCGGCCGGTGGTGGCGGCGATTGCGGCGGCACCGCCAGGATAGTCCCGTGCGGCGTGGTACAGGGCTAATTCGAGCGTCAGTATTTCCTTTTGCGCTCGATCAACACAGCTTAAAGCTACTCGGCTCATGGCATTAATCCTACTAAGTTGCCAGTGCCTCGCGACGTGTAGTGGTGATACATTTGCCGCGTGGCTTGAAAGGGCCCAAACGCCGGCAAGATCTAGGGATCGAAACCGGCACCGTGCCGAGGCGAACAATCCGTTGCTCACCTCTAGCGCAACAGCTGCCTAATCTGTGGTGGAAAAGGCAGCAACCCAAGACATCCGTGTCTTGGCAGCGCGATAAAGGGAGGTGGTTTGCATGTGGTGTGCCCTCCTACCTTCGTCGCGACCCGACAGCACTGTGGTGGTGTGTGCCGGGAGGAACTGGGCGGCCCTTGGGTCGCCTTTTTTCTATCTACGCTGCAGCTTTTTGCGGGGCCGATGCGTTGAGCAGCCAGGCAGCGTCAAAAGCGTTGCCCTTTTGCTCTGCAGCAGTCGCTAGAAGCTTCGCGTAGTGCGTTTCACCTGTGTAATCGGTGCGTGGAAGGCTGGCAGCCAAGCGCCATTTATTGAGTGCTTGGTAACTCCTGTCACATACCTTGGCGGCGGCTCCGATGCCGCCTACTGCTTCAAATGCGAACGCGATGGCGTTCGGAAAATCTGCGGGGTCCAACATGGCAACCTCCATTTATCAACTCGCGGTTGATATTAACATCAACTGACTATTGCGCAACCCCTGTGAGAGTATCAACTCATGGTTGATAAGAATGAGCTACGGGCAGCTTTCACGGCGCGCCTTCACGAAGCACTCGACGATGCCGGTGTACGCACCCGGGGGCGTGGGGTGGATATTCATAAGCATTTGGTGAAAGTTGGAGTCGAGAAAAGCACTCAGGCCATCAGCAAATGGCTGAATGGTGAATCTATACCGGAGGCAGACAGCATGGTTGTGCTGTGTTCATGGTTGAAGGTGCGGAGGGAGTGGCTGGAGTATGGCGTGTTGCCTAAAAAGCAGGAAAACGATAGTGATACGCACAGACTCGCAAAAGGGACTGAAAGTAATATTCACGAAGTCACCCGGATCTTTGGGAGGGTGCCATTAATTTCTTGGGTACAAGCAGGCGCGTGGTGCGAGGCCAACTTTGAAACTCATGACGGCGAAACATGGCTCTCTTGCCCTGTAGCAATCAGCGGTAGCGGATACGCACTTAAAGTACAAGGCGACTCCATGACAAATCCAGGACCAGGGCGCAGCTATCCTGCTGGATGCATCATATTTGTGGATCCCGAAGCAGAAACCAAAACAGGGGATCGAGTGATAGCGCGAGTCCCTCGCACAAACGAGGCGACTTTTAAGGTTTTGGTAGAGGATGCGGGGCGACAATTTTTACGCCCTATTAATCCGCAATACCCAATCATTGATATCACGGAAGAGACTCATATTTGCGGAAAAGTTGTTGGATCATTTATTCCAGAATAGGGTCCTTACCACTCCCTAGACGAACAAATATCTCAGATTTAGCAGGCACTTTGGTAGAGACCTTTATTCCAGTCACTCCCCCATTCGCCTCTTCAACATCTACTCCATCAACCTGCAACGATTGAACGACGTGCTTTGTGTAATGCGAATTTTTCCTGGCAACAATAACATCACCAACCTTAACCGAATGAATCTGTAAATCCACAACGACAACTGCCCCTTTCATCAAATGCTCGGACGGCAAGCCTAGGCAAATCAGATCCTTAGGCATTAACGTGATTAACCCATAAGCAAATAGCTGTTCCCGGACATCATCCTTATTTAGAATCCCATCTCGTATTAAGAAGAAAGCCAAATACAATTGATAAGTTGTCAGCAGCCCCCTCTCGTCTAGCAATGCATCTTGCAACTGATGATCGGTAAACGGCGGATTCTTTCTTCTATCAGGGCTTACATACCTTTCGTGATTAACAATATAAAGCCCATAAACTTCAAAACTATTACGCTGCTTCATCCTTCTATTCTTGATCTTGGTGATTTGCGAGCACGCCTTGTCAGTAGAGGTTCCACCGATGCCTTTAATTTCAACTACAAGGAGCTTATCTCCACAATCAACCTGTAAATCTTCCTCTAGAACATCTGATGAATGCTCGTCCTGATTCACGACTGAGTTAAAACCCAGCCACCTGAAGTAATGTGCAACAGCCTCAACCAGATTGTCACCAGTTTCGAAAATAAGACTTCTTAAAAAACCATACTCACTTTTTAAATCAACGATTGCCTGCTCATTTTTTTAACTCGTTCTTTATAATCACTTTCTATCTTTTTCCGATCACCTAGAAGCTCTACCTCGCCGGGGACAGGAAAAGCGCCATTGTCTAACCACGCAAACTGACCACTGGACGGGAACAATTGCGGAAAGTGCTCGGGCAAAAAAGACTCAAACAACTCAAGAAGAAACCCACTAGTATTCTCCAATGGCGGAAACAGAAACACCACACCTTCTTCAACACTTTGAAGATAAGATACAATCTCTCCCTTATCATTTAAGGCAAGCGGTACAAATCGCTCATCATCCTCATCCCTATAGATACTACTATTCCACCTCTGAGGATGCTCAAACACAACCCCATACTGACTGTCCCCGAAGTACTTCTTTATCAGAGAAAACAATACAGATTCAGGTTCGGCTGCGTGCAATCGCCGACCCACTTTTCCTTGAGACTTTGGAAAAGCCTCATATAATCCTGAGTAGAACCTGAAAAACCATCATGCCACTCGGTGCCCTTACGGCTAATCTTTACCGTCCTGTAGTGAGCAGATTCGATTGAATCAGCAAAAATTATAACCAAGGATATTTTTTTTAATAACGCATCAATCTCTTTCCCTACAATACTCATTGCACCAGGGCGAGGATCAAAAACACTTTCAGGGTAGCTCGTGTGGATAGCGTAAGCTTCACCTCCCGTAGCATTCCCAACGGAATGAGGGCGATATGAAATAACTTCTTTTTCGCCGCACAAATCCAATACAACCACATCAAATTCGTGCAAATTTTCAGGGTAGTCATAATTCAGAGATACATGTTTAACGTCACCTCTAGATCTATTTGCAACCCCTATAGGACTACCGAGAGTTGCCAACTCAACATTGTAATGTTTTTCTATTAAAAGATCTGAAACATCAGCCTGTATATCAAAAAGACAAATTGCAGGCCTTTCAATTAAAAGTGAGCCGCTTTCTAACTCTTCCCCGACTACATCCATGACAAATTTTCCAATGTTATTGCGGTCCAACCTATTGAATATAGAATCTACAATGAGATGTCAATCCGACATCAGTCACCCAAATCATAAAAATCGCAACGGTTGACAAAAATCAACCAACAGTTGATATTCGCCAAACTCTTCCACCACAGAGCGAGGCAACACCATGCACGCCACAACCACCCTGCACGTCCACCCGGCCGCCGCTAGCCCCTCCCGCATCTTCGAAATCCGCCGCCTGGCACAAGACTGCGGCTGCGCCTTCATCCCGTCCAAACCCAAGCTGAAACAGCGCAACGCACCTGCTCCGTTCGATCCGAACGGCGGAGGGCAAGCGGCATGAACAAGTACAAACTCGATAACCGCACCCTGGCCCTGCTCAAGGCCCAGGTGAGCCTGACCGAAACCTTCAACCACCTGCTGCGTACCGAAGTTCAGCGTGAGGCCCTAGCCTTCCGCCTGAAAGTCGAGCGCCGCAAAGCCGACACGCACTTCACTATTGAGTTGGGCTGCGAACGCCACACGCTGACCCTGACCAATAGTAAGAAGATGCACCTTATGCTTGCGGACTTCATTGAAGAGATCGTCAACGGGCCAACCAGCCCAACCGATCTGTCGTCTTTGCCGCACTCAGATCGCCGCTACGGCGTATTCGAAATTGAACACAAGCAACGTGTGTTCGACCTAGTAAAAACCGGCGGCGCGCTCAGCCTCGATATGGGCTTTGAGCAACCGATCAACCTGGCAATCCATCGCAATAAGACCCGCACTGGCATTACCACCATCATGAGCATCGGTGTCAGGAAGCCACGTACCAAGTGCTTCACGGTGTATGGCAGTGACGTGGAGATCTACTCCATGGTGGCCGAGTCCATCACTCACCTGGCAGCCGTGGCGACTCCAGCCGCGCATGCAGCCTAGGAGGCGTAGATGGAACGTAGCCTGGATAAAGCCGCCAAGTACTTCGGCCTCACCCGGCCCAAACTGATTGCGCTTATGCGTGAAAAGGGCTTGCTCACTGACCGCAACCTCCCGGCGTTCCCTGTACGGGACCGGGAATACCTGCGGATCAAGAACGGCAACTGGTACCACGAGACGGCCGGATTGCAATACAGCCAGTCGACGAAGGTCCGGCAAGCCGGCATGCCCTGGCTGGCGAGTCAGCTGGGCCTTGAACTACCAGCCATCCCGGCAGACAACCGTGACGTGGCCTAGGGAGTACGCCCGCCAGATCGTCGCTATGCACACACGCGAGGAGCGCAATGCCGCGCTCCTCGAAGTGCCGGAGCATCTGAGGGAGCTGACCAAACGCCACTGCCTGAATGCCTGGAACCACCCTTCACGACTCAAACGCAAGGAGGCCGCCGCCCATGAGCAACAACAGTCAAACACCGCTACGGCTACAACCCGCGCCGGATAGCGCAACCGTCGAGATGCTGCACCAACTCTTTGGCGACGTGCTTATCCCACTGGAAAAGCTGCGCGTGCATTACTTCAAGAACCTCAACGAGAAGACTTTCACTGAGGCGATCAACAGCGGCCGTATTCAGCTGCCGGTGACCACCCTGGATCACAGCGTCAAGGCGTTGAGGTATGCCCACATCAAGCATGTCGCGGCACTGATCGATATCCGGGCCTACAGGGCGGATGAGGACATGCCGCGACCACAGACTGATTCAACCGAGCCAGAGCAGTAACACCAACGGCTGCCACCACCAGCCAACAAATCACCAGGAGCACACCACATGACCGTAATTCAAATCTGCGCACTGATCACCATCGTTATCGCGCTCGCGATCCTTTATTGGGTCGGCTACAGAGGCGGCTTAACAGATGGACTGGCTCAGGGCTACGACGAAGGACACGCACAAGGATTTATTGAAGGGATGGACGAGGGGGAGTCAGCGGGCTCTACCGCTCTGGAGCAGATCTCCGAGCGGTGTCGGCGCCTGCAACTGATATTGGACCATCAGCCACTGGATCGCCTCACCCTGTTAGCCATTGCCGAAAAGCTCAAGCTCGCGGCCGACACCTTCCGTGCGGTGAGATCTGACAGCCAGGCAACTCAAGCACTTACCTTACGTGACAAGGCGCTGAACATGGCTGCCCAGCTGGATCCATTCGAGTTGGGAGACGCAGCATGAACTGGATCCTGACCCATTCAGGCAAACACTTTGACCTGCTCGAACCCGACGCCGACATGATCGACCCACGAGACATCTCGCACGCACTGGCCCACCTGTGCCGCTTCAACGGTCACACCCGCGAGTTCTACAGCGTGGCACAGCACAGCTGCATCGTCGCCGAGCTGGTGCCGGAAGAACACAAACTCGCGGCCTTACTTCATGACGCACCCGAGGCATACCTGGGCGACATGACGCGGCCACTCAAGCAATGGATAAGTGCCTATGAGCACTTCGAGGACTGTATCTGGTGGCGCGTCTGTGATCGGTTCGGCATAGCACCAGAACTCCCCGCCTGCGTCCACAAGGCCAACCTGATAACGCTGGCTACCGAACGTCGCGACCTCATGCCACCCGATCCGGCTATCTGGGATTGTTTGGTCGGCATCGAACCCATTGTTGAGACCATCCGCCCCTGGTCTGCAGCAGAAGCCCGCGACACCTACCACCAGCGCCTGATGGACCAACTCGCTATCGAACACCGGAGGAAAGCGGCATGAAGAACCAACAGAACAGCACCAGCGCCTTGTCCGCTTTGCTCCGCACTGCAAATAGTGGCGACACGCTAGAAACAAACAGTCTCTGCTGCGCAGCAGCAGGCATTATTGCTCCTTCCAGAGCCACCGCCGGGGCACTTACACCCCACGACAAGCTGCGCGGGGCAGCGCTCAGTGATGCAACGCTAACCGCTCCAGCTCACCCGCTCGCGCAGCCTGCCTTGGGGTATAAGCCCCATCTACCCGTCAAAACCATCGAAGCCGAAATCCTGTCAGACGAAGAACTGGCCGACCTTACTGGCTATAAACAGCGAGCCCACCAGCGGAGATGGCTCAAAGAACGCAGTTGGGTCTTCATCGAGAGCCGGGGCGGCCGACCATTAGTTGGCCGCATGTACGCTCGCATGAAGTTCGGCATGACCAATCCAATACTAGTCGACCAAAGCCCTCAGTTGACTCGACCAGTTTGGACACCAGACTTCTCTAGAGTTAACTGAAATGCGACCTCGAAACACAGAAAACAGGGACTTGCCGCCTGGCATGGTGCGCCGCAAGCGGCCCCGCAAGAACGGCAAAGTGTGGGTCGGTTATTACTACAGGGATGCAACTGGAAAGGAGATCCCGCTTGGAGGGGACCTCAACAAGGCTCGATTGAAGTGGGCAGAACTTGAGGCCAAGGAAAAGCCAGCAGACCTGACGATCATGAGGGGGATCTTTGATCGGTACGTCCGCGACGTCATACCGAAAAAGGGCGAGCGTACCCAGAAAGACAATCTGGCCGAACTAAAACAGCTAAGACCCACATTCGACGGCGCCCCCATCGATTCCATCACTCCGGCCAATATTGCAGGATATCGTGATGCACGTACGGCCAAGGTTAGGGCCAACCGGGAAATCGCCCTTCTTTCTCACGTGTTTAATATGGCACGCGAATGGGGACTTACCGAGCGGGAGAATCCATGCCAAGGCGTCAGGAAGAATAAGGAGGTGCCACGCGACTATTACGCCAATGCAGTAGTTTGGGATGCAGTTTACGGGACCGCAGGACCGGAGCTAAGGGAAGCAATGGATCTGGCGTATCTGACAGGCCAGCGGCCAGCTGACGTGATCGTAATGCGTAGCGACGACATCGATGGCGATTACTTCCTGGTCACCCAAGGTAAAACAGGACAAAAGCTCAGAATCTTGATGCAAACGGACGCCGGGGAAAACAGCCTCGGGAAATTAGTTCGAGAAATAACAGAAAGAAACGCTCACCACTCATCCAAATACCTGCTGATCAACAAGTACGGGAAGAGGATGACGAAGGGCATGTTGCGCTTACGATGGGACAAGGCACGGGAACAGGCACAGCAGAACGCACTGGATCAGGGGGACTCAATGCTCGCAGCAAAAATTGGAGGGTTTCAGTTTCGTGACATTCGGCCCAAGGCCGCATCGGAAATTGTCGATATTGGCGACGCAAGTCTACTGCTGGGACATAGCAAACAGGAGATCACCAAGCGGGTTTACAGGCGGATCGGCGCCACCGCTAAACCCTCCAAATAG